TACATTGTTGGGCACATTTCTAACAATCGTACCATCGGGCATCCGCACATCCATGCTTATTTCCTTTGTGGCAAAGCGTTAAAATCTACAACACCGCCTGACTGTGCTGGTTGTGGGGAAGAAGTAAGTCCTACATTTCCATACCAATTTTCGCTACCATATTTTTGGTTTAGAGAATTAACTTTTCTATCCAAAGTATCTCTTGTGTTTTTAATCCAATCGTTCAATGCTTTTTCATTGCCGTAGCCGGGGAATGTACTCTTAGCATTTTCAATATCTTTATCGGATGCAGGGCCGGGTGGTAAGTTGTTAAGAATCTGCATAACAGAAGAAGCATTAATTTTAGTTTGTGCTGCTACCGCAGGGCTTCCTGCTTGCTGTACAAGATAATTAATTGGGCCTGAACCTGTTACGCTACCAAACACCGATGCTGCTTTTTTAACATCTTCAGGGGTGATTTGTTTTAAACCTTGTCTTACTTGGTCAGCAGTAAAGGCAATTTCTCTGTCTTTTGATACTTCAGATTTGCCAATAAAGATTCCGTTTGGCGTAATCCAATCGCCTTTCTTGTTATAGCCACCATCTTCACCGCCTGCACCAACTTCAGGCTTAAATGGGGCTTGATAAATAACTTTGCCTTTTTCGTCAACTAATGCACCACCGGGGGCAACAACTACAGGCTTTCTAGCTTCAGGATATGCTTGTTGCATTAAAGCAGGCAACATCTCACGACCTGTGCCTAAACGATTTTGCATAATTGTTTCAACAGCACCTCTAAAGTCAGGTTGACCTTGCATCGTGGCGGTTGGCATTGGTACATTTGCACCACCCATACCTACGCCTTGACCATAAGGCCCTGCCATTTCAGCAACTACATCTTGACCACGCAAAGCTTTAGCCAAACGCTCAGATTCGGCTTTCTTTTCTTCGCTTAATTTTTTGTATTCTTCAGCTAGTTGTTTGTCAGTTTTTTCTGCTAGGCGTGTTCCCATGTAAGATTGCAATAATGGTGCTGCGTACTGAAGAAACTAGGTGCAACATAACGCCCACTTACCATCTGTCCTGATGGCATTGATTGACCTTGTTGCATGAGCAACTGAGCCATTTGCTGTTGGCGATTAAGTTGTTGCTGTTGCTGTAAATATTCAGGTGGTATATTGCCACCTAAATTTAATGTTTGGATTCCGTCTGCCATAATTACATTCCTTGAGCGTCTAAATCCCAATTTGCATTGGTTGGGGTTTGACCTTGACCAAAGCCACCATAAACATTACCTGAACCATATTTCATCATGGCTGGTATGGAAGATAAATAAGGGCTTCCTTGATTTTCTTTACGCAGCATTTGAGCCATCATCATAGGATTCATACCACTTTGCGTTGTTTGACCTGCTTGCTGAGTCAATCCTTGCCCTTGTTGCATAGCCATATTTTGCATAGCTTGTTGATTTGCTATGTTTTGATAAACAGGAGCTAAACCACCTAAATCTTGGGTTTGTGGTTTTGGATTACCCATTTGGGTCATAGCAAGGTAATAAGGATTAAATTCCATCATGGTAATAGTCCGTAATCTACGACTTTATAGCCGTCATCGAGGGTTTTAACTGCATAAGGAAATACTTGCTCTACTTCTTGTGCCATGACACCAACATGGATGCCATCGCCTGCTAATGGGTGAGATTTGACCTCATCTTTGTATTCAAAGCTATAAAGGGTTAATCCGTTATCCATTACACCGATTGCTTTAATGTTTTCTTTAAGCCTGACATCTGACATTGCAGAACTGCCTAAACTAAATAAACCTTGATTTAGGTTAGCTTGGGCAGCTTGTTTAGCGTTAAAGTCACCCATCTGAGCGTTGTATTGCATACCTGCCGCACCCAATAAATCAGGGCCTGCTGTTGTAGCTTGTTGGGCAGAATTAACATAAGTTGGGGCAGTAACTTGAGAACCAGTACGCAATGCACTTAACACATTTAATGGTTCGTTTCTGCGATAAGCCAACTCGCCTAATTGTTGTTGACGGGCTTGTAAACCAACGCCTAAGCCTTGTGTTTGTGCACCCAACAACAAGTCATTCTGTCTTTGGTCAAAGTTGCGTATTGCTCGGTCATAGGCTTCAGAACCAATTTGAATACCTTGATTAGCTAATTGCTGTTCTAATTTATCCCGACCTTGTTGCATTTGTGGCTGTAACCTACGCATAATAGCGTCTGAGTAAGTTTCACTAGGGTTAATACCTATGCTTGGTAATTGACTTACATCAAATGGGTTTTCTAATTGTTGCTGTACATATTCAAGACCTTTTGTGCCAAGTTGACCCACACCATAACTTAATTGGTTTTGAATATCTAATAATTTCTGTTGTTCAGGGCTAAACTTTTGGGTAGCTGACCACATTGGGTTGCCGTACTTATCCTCGCCTGACATGGTGTATTCAAGCGAACCATAAGGGGTGTATTGATTGACCCGATTGGCGGCTACCGCTAGACGAGCAGCGTCTATATTGCCTTGTGCTGTAGCTTGTGCCGCACCCGCATAGTTAGGTGCAGCAGGGGCACTTGGGGCAGGCCCTAATCCTAAAAATCCACCACCACCCATACTATTCTCCCTTGTTTAAAGAGCATCGGATGTTTAAAAACCGACACTCCTCTTTTTTCATAGCCATAATCACCAAATCACCACTCATGTGGGCATCAGGTATTTCAGCTACAACCTTAAAGCCCAAATGTCGGTTTAACTTTAGGGCATCTGTGTTATCAGCACAGATTTGCCCTAGTATAACGCTAAGTCCAAGTTTATTAAAGGGGTAATCAAATACCGCCCATATAAAATCTTTACTTGCCCAATGCTCACCAACGCTACCAATATGAATCTCACAAGCCTTTGGCATAAAGTTGGTATATCCAGCCACCGCTACTAAATTGCCGTCTTTTAACTGTCCAATACATTGGGTGGTTTCGGGTAGGGGAAAATTCAGTATGCGAACCAACCATTCCCCCAAATAGCGTTGGTTTTCAGTCGTAACTTGTCGCATTTACAGAATAGCTCCCCTTTCCATTACATAGTCTGTACTAGCCCACCGAACATCAATATCTTGCGATGCAATATTTAGGATAATCCCTGCTGCATAGCCTATACCTGTCACGCCTTGCCAATTTTTAGAAATGGTATTTCCACCACCCCAATCGTTTTCATCCCATAACCCTACATCCCAAATACCCACAGAAATTAAGGCAGGGTTAAAACTAACCTGTCCAACATTGTTTTGGGTGTCAAAATCGGTGTTTATACCGCATAAAACAGTAGGTAAGCCATTATCGGTAAAAAGGATAGGGCGTACCATAGTAAAGCGTTTTAACTGCCCCCTAGCGTCAAAATAGCTGTACGCTTGCTGGCAGGTAGCCTTGATATTAGCGTCATTGTCCGATAAGCCATCATAGAACTTACCAACAAAGCCGTTACCGCCAAAGTACATATCTTCGTCATAGACTTCAAAGCAAGTGGCGTTTATGCCTGAAAAACTAGCCCATGCCTTAGTAATGTTGTGCATTACATACTGTTGTTGACCGCCAATTACAGGAATATTGAATATCAGCATATTCTGTTTGGCGTAATAGTGGATTTGCCACCCAAATTCTGCGTTGTAAAGGTCTGCGGCTTCACTTACAGCGTAGTAAATCTTGTCTGTAATGTTAATTCGGGGGTCTAAACGGGATGATTGTAGGGCAGAAGCCAATGGGATTATGCCATCTTGGGTAATTAGCAATAAATCGCCTGCAAACTTAAAGAAACAGCGTCTAGCAAAGACTTGACCGAGTTGCCACACCCCAATTAATGACCAATCTGTAGGGTCGGATGGGTCAGAACCCTTAAAAACAATAGCTTCCCCGTTATTAGTAATAAAAACAGCGTAATCATCTACCCCGTAACCTGCGTCTAATGTCCAAGTACCCATTGCCATGATGTAACCACCATTTCGGGCAATAGCACCTAATGGATATGAGGTTGCAGCACCGCTAATAGCGTTTACGCCTAAATACCAAAAGTTTAAAGTGTCTTTTTCTACAAAATAAAGGCGGTCTTTATGCAAATTAACATGAATTAGGTTACTAGAATTAACGCCAGTAATGAATTTAGCGACTGTGTAAGACCCTAATGGGCTTGCAGGGCTAGTAGCTGGGGCTGAAAGTGCTGTATAGGTAAAAGTCGTGCCGTTAGTAACAGTAATTCTAAAAGTTCCGTTATATTGGGATGGGCTTGCACCCGTAACAGTTACTTGATTACCTGTTACTAAACCATGTGCCACACTTGTTACTAAAGTACAAGTAGTTCCTGAACTGGTTAAGTTACTTATTGTTTGTGCGGTGCTAATGTTGGCGTATTTAATCCAATTAGTGCCATCATAAATAAGGGCGGCATCCGTTCCATTAACAGCCGTTAAGAAGTTACCGCCTGTGGTTGACACATTGACATACTGTAATCTATCGCTACCTTGCCCTGTAACAACAGAAGTTGCTATACCAGTAGTAGAAACATCATAAATTGTGCTACCAGCGGCAGCGAATAGCTTACTTGTAGAACCACCTGAATACTGCATTAAGGTATCGACTTGACCTGTAATGCCTGTAGCGTATTGGGTATAGCCTTTTCTTAATTGTATCTCCGATGGAGTGGGGAAAAAATTATTAAGAACCACCGCATCTAGCGGATTCATTTCAGCGACAGAATCCCTAGCGTTCCAACCGCCAATAGGGGCTGGCACAGAAGCGGTAACTGCCCTTCGTTGTTGAGCAACTGCCATAGATTAAGTTCCGTAGCCAGTATCGGGGATGTTAGCGTAACCAATTAAGACTTTGCTTGGGTATGGTGCAAACGATAGGGTAGCAGAGCCTTTGTCGTTGGCTTTAGCAACATTTAAATAACGGAAATAATCAGCTTGTAGGGCAGTAGTATCAAAGCCTTTGATTTGGAAATACTTAAGTTTTGTACCTAAAACCAAGACTGTATCGTCAAATATGGTCGTATCGGTATCTACAGTAAAGCTGTTTTTAACTGCATCAGCAGCACTTCTAGCCCAACCT